GAGTGCTGCGGACAGTGTGAATCCTACCGCTATCGAGACAGCACAGACGATGGCACGCAGATGCATGGGGGCGAGAATAGCATGATCCACCTCCACGGCCGCAGCGAAACCGTGATCCACCTCTGCAAACCCAGCGAAGCCTAAAGATTCACCCTGATGGCTAATTCCCTGACGAGCAAGGATGACGGCAAGCCGCCTGGAATGCCGAAGGTCGATGCTGGAATGAACAAACTCCCGGCCATCGACATGGACGGCGATGCGGACCGCAAGAAGCGCGCCCCCAAGAAGTCCGAGTCCAACAGCCCGAAGGACAAGCGCAGCGACGAAAAGAAGCGCCAGGAGAAGGTCCTACGCCGGCTGGTGAAGCGCTTCGAGCGTTGCGTCAAGTGGGAATCGGAGGCTCGCGCGGCCGCATTGGAAGATCGAAAGTTCGTGGCCGGCGATCAGTGGCCCTCCGATGTGATGGCGACCCGCAAGGATGATCGACGACCGTGCTTGACGGTCAACAAGCTGCCGACCTTCATTCACCAGATCACCAACGATCAGCGGCAGAATCGACCGTCAATCAACGTGAGCCCCGTGGGAGACCGCGGGGATGTGGAAGCTGCGAAGATGTACCGCGGCGTGATTCGATACCTCGAGCGGGCATCGAATGCGGATATTGCCTATGACACGGCGTTCAATGATGCGGTGACGAGCGGGGTTGGGTATTTTCGTATTCTGACTGAGCGAGAGAGTCCGACGACATTCGATCAAACGATCGTCTGGCGGCGCATTCGAAACCCGTTCACGGTGTACCTGGATCCGGACCATCAAGAACCCGATGGAGCGGATTGCAAGTTCGGCTTCGTCACCGAGCTCGTACCGAAGGATGAGTTCGAAGACCAATGGCCCGACGCGCAGGTGATGCCGTTTGTGATGTCGGGGGCAGGTGAGAACAAGAACTGGATTGATAACGACAATATTCGCATCGTCGAGTATTACGAGATCACCACGGAGAAGAAAACGCTCGTCGCGCTCTCTAACGGCTGGGTAGGCTTCGAAGAGGACATCGTTCCAGAAGCCCAGGCGATGATCGATGCGGGGCAACTGGAGATCGATCAAGAGCGCGAGACTGAAGTTCCGAAATGCACATGGTACAAGGCGACTCAGGTTGAGATTCTGGAAGAAACGCCTTGGCTGGGCAAGTGGATACCGATCATCAAGGTGATCGGCGATGAGATCGATATCGAAGGCAAGGTGAAGACCTCCGGCGTAGTGCGCAACGCGAAAGATGCGCAGCGGATGATAAATTATTGGCGTACAGCGGAAGCCGAACAATTGGCGCTGGCACCAAAAGCCCCCTTCATTATGGAGGAGGGCCAGGTTGAGGGCCATGAAAGCCAGTGGAAGCAAGCGAACACGAAGTCGTATCCGTACTTGCTCTACAAGTCGGTGAACGTCAATGGTAAGCCCGCACCGCCGCCCCAGAGACAACCGCCGATCCCTGTTCCTGCTGGCGTAGTGAATGCCGCGCAAGGCGCCGCGCAAGACATGATGGCGACTACTGGCATCCGCTTCGATGCGACGCTACAAGAGCGCACGGTGGACGAGTCAGGGCGGGCACTCAGAGAGATTCGCCGGTCGGGCGACATTGGTTCGTTTCACTATGTCGATAATCTGTCGCGCAGTTTGAAGCATGCCGGCGAGATTGTGCTGGACCTGATACCGAAGATCATCGACACGAAGCGCATCATGACCATCTTGCGCGAGGACGATACCGAAGAGCAGATCGTCGTAAACCCGCAGGCGCCGAAAGCGGTGATGGAAGGCAAGCATCCTGAGACGGGGAAGACGCAGAAGACCTTCAATCCCACGGTGGGCAAGTTCGGCGTGACGGTCACGATTGGACCGAGCTATGCCACGAAGCGGATTGAGGCGGCCGAATCGATGATGGACTTCGCGCGGGCGCTACCGGAGAGCGGGAAACTGGTCGCCGATTTAATTGCAAAAAACAGCGATTGGCCTGGTGCCGAGATAATTGCCGCTCGGCTCGCCAAGACTTTGCCGCCGCAATTGTTGGCGCCTGACCCCAAGGACATGACGCCGCAAATTTCCGCGCTTATCCAAGGCATGAATCAGCAGATCCAGCAGATGACGATGGAGCGCACCGCGATGATGAAGGCGCTCACCGATCAGCAAGCGGATCGAGCCATCGAAATGGAGTCGATCAACAAGAAATTTGAGCTTGGCCTTTTGCAAGTCGTGCAGAAAGCCGAAGCCTCGTTTGAGAAAACCGTCGGTGGTCAAATTTCCACGCTCGTCGAGAGCGTGAACGCACTGATGGAAGGATTAGGGCCTAACGGCCAATCACCTGGGATTCCAGGGCCAAGCGTACCGACCGCACCGTCGGGCAACACACCGGGTTAACCGGGCTAGGAGAAGATCATGGCTGAAGTACGAAGTTTAGATTTGACGCCGAACACGGCGCCCGCCTTGTCGACGACCTCGGATATGCCGAAGGCTGGCACCAAGTTGCCACCGGTCAAGGGCGCGGTGAGTGAAGAGGAACTGGCTTCCGGGGGTACGGAAGCGGTCAAGGCCAAAGCCAAGGCGGATGAGGCCAAGAAGGAGCCAGTCAAGGAAGAGCCTAAAGCCGAATCCAAAGAAGCGAAGGTTGAAGACAAGGCTGAGCCCAAAGTCGAGGACAAGGCTGAGCCAAAGGACGATACGCCGGCATGGCAGAAGCGCGAGATCACCAAGGCTCGCAATCGCCAACGTGAAGCCGAGACCCGCGCTCAGTCGGCCGAGGAACGGCTCGACAAGGCGCTGCTCGCGCTTGAGAAGGCTGCGGAGCGCTCAGGCACAAAAGTGGAGACCGAAGCGCCCGATCCCCGGCCCGTACGCACCGCGTATGACGATCCGGAGAAGTATGAGGCTGATCTGGTCACTTGGAGCGCGAAAGCCGCTGCCAAGGTCACGCAGGCGGAAATCGAGAAGTCCGTCAAAGAGCGCGAGGCCAAGGAAGCGAAGGACAAGACCGAGAAAGAGACTCAAGCCTCAGTCAAAAAGCGCATGGATGCGTGGGCGAAGTCAAAGGCAGAAGCAATCGAGAAGTATCCGGATTACGAGGAAGTCGCTGAAGCGGACACGGTGTCGATCAATCAGGCGATGGCCTACGCGATCCTCGAGGAAAACCTGGACACCGGCAAAGGCACCGAGATTGCTTATTACTTGGGTCAACATCCGGACGAGGCCGCGAAGATTGCCGCGCTCACCACGCAAAGCGCCGTGGATCGCGCCATTGGCAAACTCGCTGATCGCCTAGAGCGCGAGCCCGTCAAGCCAGTATCAAAAGCGCCCGAGCCGCCGAAGCCCTTGGGCTCTCGCGCCGGTGCAATCAAGAAGTCCGCGGACAATGAATCGATGGAGGAATACGCCGCACGACGAAAAGCCGAGTTAAAAGCCCAACGGGCCAACGCCAATTAACCACGCCGTCTTTCGCGGCGATTTTAGGAGCATTCTATGTCGACTGAAGCACTACTCACTCCCAGCGTAGTTACCAAGGAAACCTTGGTGATGCTGGAAAATAACCTCGTCGCCGCGGGGAAGGTCAATCGCAAGTTCGAAAACCAGTTCGTCAAGATCGGCACCACGCTGACGATCCGCAAGCCGAACCGGTTCGTGGTGACGAACGGTCCCGGACTGTCGATTCAGAACATCACGGAGCCGTCGACCAGCATCACGATCTCGAATCAGTTGCAGACTGCATTCCAGTTCTCAAGTCAGGAACTGACGCTGACCGTGGAGGAATTCTCCGAGCGCTACTTGAAGCCGGCCGCTGCCGAATTGGCCAACGCGGCCGATTATCTGGTGCTCACCAACTTCAACCAGGTGTTCAACGAAGTGGGAACGCCGGGACAAGTCCCGAATGCGTTCAGCTTCTTGGCCGCTGTCGGTCAGCGCATGGACGAAGGTGCCTGCCCGCAAGATGGGCGCGTACTTATCCTGAACCCCGCCGCCTATTGGTCGATGGCGGCCGGTCTTTCAACGCTGTACGTCAAGTCGGTTGCCGAGCCTGCATTGAAGGGCTTCCTCGCCAATATCGCCAACTTCGAGATTTTCTTGGATCAAAACATCCAGGGTCAGTTGGTGGGAAACTACGGCGGCACGCCGGTCGTCAACGGCGCCGGTCAAACCGGAGCATCGATCGTCACCAACGGCTGGACCGCAAGTCTCACTGGACTGCTGAATCAGGGTGATGTGTTCACCATGGCCGGAGTCTTTGCGATCAACCCGAAGAATCGGCAGTCAACGGGCAGCTTGCAGAACTTCGTCGTGACATCGATCGCAGCTTCGGATACTGGCGGGAATTCCACCCTCAACATCTATCCCGCGATCACGCTTACCGGTCCGTATCAGACGGTATCGAACGCACCCGCGAATCTCGCGGCGATTACCGTCAAGGGCTCGGCCAATAACCTGTACGCGCAAAACTTGGGCTTCACCAAGGATGCGTTTGGGTTTGTGACTGTGCCGATGGAAGTGCCGCAAGGCGTCGATTTCGCCGCACGCGAGATGTACAAGAACATCTCACTGCGGATCATAAGGGCCTATGACATTTTCAACGATACCTTTCCGTGCCGGGTTGACCTGCTGTGCGGCACCGCAACATTCTACCCCGAAATTGCGGTGAGGTTAACGAACTAGCCATGAATCAGCCCAAGCAATCTCTCTATCGTGTTGTCGTCGAAGCGAAAGGCGAAGACGCCTTGCTAGCGGTAGGTCCCGCGATGATGCGCGAAGCCTGCGATCAATTCGCCAACACGATCGAGCAGCAGATTCGCTTGGGGCGAGAGAAAAACTGGTCGAACCCTCACGTCATTCCTAATTCAGAACTGGAGAATTAATCATGCCTCTCACTACCTCATCCGCCCCGCGGCAACTGTCCGACGGCAACTCGAACGGCACCCAATTGGGGAAAAGCGCCACCGATCTCGTCGGCTTCTATGGCGCAACTCCGGTTGCTCAACCCGCAGGCGCGGCGGAACTCGCGGACTCCCGCGGTCAAGCGGCCGGGGTCATTACCACCTACTCGACCACGCAATCGCCCACCGCAGTGACGACCATTACCACGGTCGCCAGCTCGATGACGGTGGTAAGCGGTAGCGGCGGGCAAATGCTGCCGGCCGCGGCCGACCTGTTCTTTATCAACAAGCCCACGGCGCAAGCGGGGTTGGGGGTGGGGAACATCTACGGCTCTTCGAGCAACACGGTGAACGTGAATTTCTCGAACCCCACCGGTAATACCGTCACTCCGACGCCCTCAGAAGTGTACAAAATCCTCGGCATTCGCGGACTGCCGCTGTTGACGGCGACGTTGACGCCCGCCGCGGTTGCGGCCAACACGATTGCCGAGCAGCAATTCACGGTCGCCGGTTTGGCGGCCGGTACGTTGGTGCAAGTCAACAAGCCCAGCAATCAGACGGGTCTCGATCTCATGGGCTGTCGAGTGGTCTCTAACAATGTCTTAGGGATCACCTTCGGCAATGTCACTGCGACCGCGATCACTCCCACCGCAGCGGAAAGCTACTCGGTGTATGCCCTCGGTGGCATCGATGCGATCGGCAACCAAATCTCCTACGGCTTCAACGTGGGCACGGTGGGTGCGATTGGTGCAGGGTTGGTCATCACGGGCGGCTCAACGACATTGACGGGGTTGCTGGCAACCGATGCCGTGACCGGTATCGGGAAACCAACAGCGCAGGCTGCCGCAACGAATGCGACCGCTCCGGTCATGGGTATCCCGACGGCCAATACCTTGACGCTGTACTTTCTCAGCGCTGGAACCGGGGCAACGCCGACCGGCTCGGAGATCTACAACATCACGACCCAGCGCTTGAATCCCGCCGCGCCGCTCGTGAACTACACGCAGAGCTTGGCGCCGGTCTCGGTCGCCGCCAACACCACGGCTGAGCAGACGTTCACGGTCACGGGCTTGGTCGCAGGGTCCATGGCGTGGGTCAACAAGCCCTCAGCCACTCCAGGGCTGGGCATTGTCGGCGTCCGTGTCTCGGCGGTCAATACGCTCGCGATTACCTACGAAAACGTGACCGCGCTCGCTATCGTGCCGCCCACGGAAAGCTATGTGATCGGGAATTTCCAAGTGCTCGCCCCGGGAACAGGAAATTCGGTGTATCAGGCAATCTCACCCGCGATCAATGCGCTCGGCAATCTCGGCGATGCAGCACGCGCCGCGATGGTCGCCGTCGGCTTGATGGCTGGCGCGTAACCTCAACGTCTATTTGAGGATCGTCTCGCCGGATGGCCGGCGAGAGCCCTCATTTTCTAGGAGAATCTATTGGCTACCCAGACATTTGTCCAAACCAAAGCCGAATTAGACGCGCTCTTCTGCGCGGTCTTTTCGGGTGCGTGGAATACGGTCGCTCAGAATGCGGGATCTCCCGTGACGAGTCTTTATGTATCGCTGCACACGAGCGCACCGCTTAATGGCGGCTCGCAGAACACCAATGAGACGGTGTATACCAATTACGCTCGAGTAGGCGTAACGCGCAGCACAGCCGGCTTTACGACCACGCTAGGCTCGGGAACGACTTTCTCGAGCGTCACCAATGCGGCCGGTATTAACTTTCCCACTTGTGGTGCTACCGGAGCAACGCTCACTCACTGGGGAGTGGGGCTCGCATCCTCGGGCGCGGGGACGCTCCTGGATTGGGGCCCACTGGGCCCGACGGCAGGGCCCGATGTGTCATTCGAGTGCACACTGGCCAGTCCTGGCGTATTGACCTGCTATGGCTATACACCCACCGTCAATGATCGGGTGATGGTCGCGCAGTTGCAAGGGACTCAGGCATTGCCCACCGGATTTACGGAAGGCACAATTTACTATGTCGGCACGGCTTCCGGCAGTACCTGCACGCTCTCGACCACGGCAAGCAATGCCAATCCGGTGAACACCTCCGCAGCGGGACAGGGTTTGATCTACGTGTGCTCGCCGCTTGCGGTATCGAGCGGCATCACGCCCGCGATTGCTGCAGGTGGCATGGTGATCCAGAAGGGGTAGGTCATGGTCGC